TAGACAAGTTGCGGAACGACTTGGAGATATTATACGGACATGATATTATAGGCGTTCCAAAACTTAAACTATCGGAAGTCAGCGGAGAAAATAAAGAGTTTTTGACAGAATTAGCCAAAGGCTATAACGCTAGTCCATATTCAACAATTACATCATTTAAAGCGTTAGCCACTAAAGGATTTTCAAAGTTTGCGAAAATTAATAATTTGACTGAGGATGAAGTTGTAAAAATGTCAAAACTTTTTCGCTCTCCGACTTGGCATAAGATTCGTGATGAATACAATCATGCGTCGGAGTCCGTAGTAGACGGCGTTTTAGAAGCAGTTTCCGCTGGCGCAAGCGTTAATGAAATCAAGGGGGCGTTAAGTTCCTATTTGAAGAGTTCAGATACAGAGAAAAGTGTACTTGAGTTCTTAAACAGTATAATGTAAATCGGAAGTGATTAAATGTATAAAGCGCGTGATAAACCTTTATCAGATATTGAGTTTACAACATATTATTACAAAAAACCTAGACGATCCGACATTGTAAACGATGATATAATGTGCTTTGACATCGAGACATCGAGCGGATTCTTGCATAAAGACAAGTTCGACATCGAACCCTACACAGGGAAGTCACAAGAATATTATAGGGATTGTAAAAAGTTTGCGTTGTGCTATGTTTGGCAATTTTCAATAAATAAAAATGTGTTTTATGGAAGAACACTAGAGGACTTCGCAGATTTTTTACATGAGTTAGAGTTTTACGAGCCGCATAAAAAAATTATTTATGTCCACAATCTAGCATTTGAGTTCGCATTTTTGATTAACGTATTAAAATTCGATTATGTGTTTGCTCGCGATAAACGAAAACCCATATTTTGCACGGTCGGCTCGTATGAGTTTAGATGCAGTTATTTTCTAACAAGAATGTCGCTTGATACATGGGCGCATGAAAAGGCGTTGCCAGTTAAGAAATTAATAGGAAACCTTGACTATACTCTTTTACGAACGCCATATACTGAATTGACGGATGCTGAATTAGAATACTGTTTACATGACGTATTAGTAATGTTCTACGGATTGTCACAATACAAAGAAAAGTATGGACACGTTATAGACATACCCTACACACAGACAGGGGAAGTAAGACAGGAAGTTCGTAAGCGAATGAATGTTCCAAGTGAACTAAAGTATCGTCAAAGGTGTATTGCATTGATACCACCTACACTTGAAGAATATAAACGTCAAGTTGACGTTTTCTCGGGCGGATATACACACGCGTCATATACATACTCAAATAGGGTGTTACATGATGTAGACTCATGGGATATATCATCAAGTTATCCGACAGTTATGGCTTTGGAAAAATTTCCTATGACAAAATTTGAGAAGGTAACACCATGTGAGAAATATTTCAATGCCGAAAAATGGGCGTTTATGATTACTATAAAAGTAGTACAGTTGAAAAGCGTTAGATTCAATACATGGCTTAGTTTTTCAAAGTGTAAGGAAATAAAGGGCTATAAACTTGATAACGGTAGAGTAATATCAGCCGATTATTGTTGTATATCAATGACAAATATTGACTATGATATATTTAATCAATGTTATAAATACTCTAATTTAGATATTGTTGATTTTAGGGTGTCTAAAGTTGGTTATTTATCAGATACATTTGTAAAATATGTGTTAGAACTATACAACAATAAAACCCAATATAAGGGGCTTGATGAGTTTGCTGCCACTTATAGTCAATCAAAGCAATATATCAATAGTATGTATGGTATGATGGTTACTCGTACTTTAACGGATGATGTAATGTTCGATGCAGATAGTTCTGAATGGGATAAAGAATTGCTAAATAATGCAACTTATTTAGACAAGGTATCACATGAACGAAAAAAGCTATCTAAAGTGTTTAGTGCGTTCCAGTTTGGTGTATGGGTAACGGCATACGCTAGGCGCAATTTGTGGTTGGGTATATTGGCTATAGATAAATATGTTGTATATTGTGACACGGACTCGATAAAGTGCGTTCCGAATAGTTCAAATTTTTTCAATGAGTACAACAGGAATATCGAACGTCGTGCAAATGAACGCGCAGACATTCTCAATATTTCACGTGAAACATTCGCACCAAAAGACAAGTTTGGCATCGAACATCGTTTAGGTATATTCGATTATGAGGGTACTTATTACGATTTCAAAACACTTGGCGCGAAAAAATATATTTGTGGGGGCTTGTATAACAAATTCACACATGAAGAAAAGCAACCGCGCAAAGAGTTACACATGACCGTATCGGGTGTGCGTAAAGACGCGGTATCGCAGTTAAAGTCTATTGATGAATTTTCGGACGGCTTAGTGTTTGATGTCGAACACGCGAAAAAATTATTAATGACATATGAAGATGATATGCAACCGATTACATGGAATAAGGGTGCGTATGACGAATACAAGTCTAATTATAAACATGGAATAGTCGCGCAACCAACAACATATAGTATGGGTATGACACTCGAGTATGTGCAGTTGATAATGGAGAATAAACGCGGACAAACAGAGGGATTGAAAAATGAAACAAAGGAATTATAAAAAACGTAAACAAAAATGCAAAGCATATATTGACACTGATTGTGTTAATCACTATCGAAGCAGAAATTTTAACACTGAACAATGTAAACAAAAATTAAATAGTGTATATGGGATAATGAATAATGCAAAAGGATAAAAAAACTAAACAAAATTATTATAGCATTAAAAACTTATTATCCAAAAACGCTCAATATAATATACTTTTAGGGGAGCGTTCTAACGGTAAAAGTTATGCTACAAAATACATGATGTTATGGGAAGCGTTCAACGAATTAGATTATTTTGGTTTTCTTGAAAAAAACAAGATTTCTAAAAAACGCTATCAATTCGCATATATTAGACGTTGGCAAGATGAAGTTAAGGCACGCGACGTTGAATTGTACTTTGCGGATATGCCGATAGCAGACATCACGAACGGTCAATATAATGGCGTGGAATGTTATCGACGCGACATATATTTTAAGTTTACGGACGAAAACGGTGTATCGACACGCGGGAAAAAGATTGGTTCAGCATTTGCCTTGACAGGCGTTACCCATTATAAATCCTTGGCGTTTCCTCTGATTGGCAATATCGTTTTTGAGGAGTTCATAACGAATCAAGGGTATATCGGGCATGAGGTTGATAATCTAACAGATTTAGTCTCAACGATTGCCCGACGTGATATTGTTCGCGTGTTTATGATAGGTAACACAATCAACCGATTATGCCCCTACTTTACCGAATGGGAATTGTCACACGTAAAAGAACAGGCGCAAGGAACGATTGACATATATACACATTCAACAAATCAAATTGATGAAGAAGGGCAACCTATTGAGATTGTTATTGCAGTTGAGTATTGTGCGAACAGTGGCAAGAATAGCCAAATGTTCTTCGGTAAAAAGTCGGAAATGATAACATCGGGAACATGGTCGACTTCGGAGTTTCCACATTTACCGCGTCCTATTAATACTTATAACATTAAGTATTCGATTTACTACAAATATAATCAATTTGCTTTTAGGATTGATTTAATTTGCGACAATAAAGAGAGATTTCTTTATGTATCGGATGCCCCTTCGGAAGTTCCACAACGTATTAAAAGAGTCGTAACAGACGAATTCACAACGTCAAAATATGCCACATATTATTTGACAGAAAAGACGCGCTATGATACTATTATTATAGAATTGTTGGCGCAACGTAAAGTATTTTTTAGTTCCAATTTAACAGGTACAGAATTTTGGCAAGTAAAAAAAGAAAGGGGGAAGTTCTAATGCGAAGTATTGATTTATTATGCCCATGTTCGACACCGAACACTACAGAAGATTTAAACGAATCAACCGACAACACTTTACTTGAGGGTATCAACGCCACATTAAAGGAAGTCGCGAGCAGTATTGCGGAATCTAACACGGATGTAAAAAATGCTCTAAACAATTTAGGCAAGGAAACACAAATTGAAAATCCACAAGAAGAAAGTGAGGAAGAATAATTATGTCAAAAGTAAGTCAGATTTATGATTTAGTCAATCAGACCGCTAAGGAATCAATGGGAGAACAGGCTATAACAGTCAAGGATGTATCATCGTTGATTGCCTTAGGGGATAGCGTTTTAGCAAGTAACACAGACACAGAAAACTTTTTAAATACCTTAGTTGACCGCATCGCGCGTACTGTATTCAGCGTAAGACAGTACGAGTCAGACAGTGAAGGAATGGTAAGACATCCGTTCGAATTCGGTTGCATTGTGCAGAAAATTTATGTCGATTTACCCGAAGCAAAGAAAAATGATGCGTGGGAAATCGGAAAGAGTGAATATGCACCGAAGTTTGCGCCAGTGATTAAGCCGACCGCAAAACAGAAATTATTCAATGGAGTTACCACTTGGGAAGTAGATGTTACCATTCCAGATTTTATGTTCCGCACCGCGTTTACAAATGAAACATCAATGGCAACATTCATTGACGCGATTTTTACCGCTATGGATAACATGATGACATTGGCACTTGAGAACAATGCGAACTTAACACGCGCATCATTTATCGCACGTAAAATCAAGGGCGGTAAACCTTGCGGAGCGATTAACCTTTTAAAGGAATACAATACAATTACAAATGCGGGATTGACTGTTGAAAATGCTTTAATGAACGCGGAGTTTTTAGCATGGGCTAGTCGTTCCATCAATTTATGGGTTAAGAGAATGTCGAAAATGAGCGTGCTTTTCAATGAGGAAGGATATAAGCGACATACACCGAAAGACAAGTTGGTTGTTAATCTTCTTCAGGACTTCACAAGTGCTTGTGACACATTCCTTGGCGCGAATACATTCCATGATGAACTTGTAAAACTTCCGATGTATGACAGTGTGGCATATTGGCAAGGCGCAGGGGATTCTTTCGACTTTAACGATACTTCGGCAATCAATATAAAACTTGATGAACAGAATACGGTCTCAAAGAAGGGCATTATTGGTGTAATTTATGACTATGAAGCAATGGGAGTCACACTGAATGAACGTCGAAGCACTTCGGAGCGCAATAACCACGACGAATACACAAACTATTACAACAAGGCGAACATCGGTTATTTCAATGACATGAGCGAGAATGGAATTGTATTCTATCTTGAAGCAGTATAGTTCGATGTCGAACATTAAATATTATATAAGGGGCGCAAGCCCCTTATATTTAATAGAAAGGAGAATATTCTATGTTTTTAGATGATTATAGTCTTTCGTTGTTCACAGACGAACATAAGGAAGAAAACGAACTCAAATTATCAGCAAGTGTTAAATATTGGTGCAATATTTTACTTGAAAAAACAGTTAGAATTTTTGAGTGGGAAGGGTTACCGTTTCCACAACGAGAACTGGAAGTGCGAACGCTAGTTGATGGGTATTGCGGTTTTGTAAAAGACGAATTTAAAGGGCTTATGGTTGCTAGTGGCGGTTTATCGGGAGTGACGCAGTATTTCGATATTTTTACAAACTTTACATATTCAGCACCAACCGCTCGCGGTGGACGCGCTACAATCGGAAAAGATTGCATCATCATTCAGAATACCGCTTTACGGAATTCAATTTATCCGTTAGTATTCAGATACGCTTGTTTACTTGCACATTGTGATGTGTCATTAAAAATGGCACTTGTAAATTTACGCATGAAGAATATCATCGTATCGGATGATGAAAATATGGCTGATACTTTTCGAACTATGTATAAGAAATTCTACGAGGGGGACACCGACGCGCTAATTGATGACGGATTTACGGACGCGAAGAATATCGCGCCTACAATGTCGGGTTCGCTTGGAGTTATGGATTGTATTGATGCTAGGAATGAACTTTTGCGAATGTTCTATACGGATATTGGCGTACGATTTACTAGGGATAAAAAAGAACGCATGATAGAATCGGAAGTATCAAGCGACAATCAAATGTTACTTTTTAATATTAGTGATATGCTACACCAACGCGAAAAAGCAAGCGAGGAAATCAATAAACTTTTTGGACTTAATACGTCCGTGAAGTTATCTAAGGAATTCAACTTGCTATCATCGGAGAGGAGTGAAGAAGATGCTAACATTGAGTAAGTATATCGAAGATAACGAAGTACCATTTTTCAATACAATTAATTATGCCCCATTCAATGATACTAATTTTGTAGATATGTTGAACGAATGGTGTAAATTTAATCATGGGTCGTTGCAAATTCGTCCTCTAATTGAGGACGCATTGAAAACAGATGCAGACGTTATTAGAAAAAGGGTTACTAATTTAATCAACGTGCGTAAGTATAAATATTCTAAGTTATACAATACCACTTTATTGGAATACAACCCAATCGAAAACTATTCCATGACCGAAGAAGGAACGGACACCACAACCGCAAGCGGAACTAAAACCGATGATTTAGGGGCATATTCAGACACCACAAGCGGAACAGATACTACTACAATAACGGATTCTAAAACAGAAAAAATCGGTGCGTATGTTGATACAAATAGTGAAACCACAACTAACGAGATTGCAAAACTGACAACGACTACAAGCAATGTTGTTACTGATACAGGTTCGGAAACCCACGAAAGAAAAGTTGCACCGTTTGATTCTGATACATATTCGGAACAAGAATTGAATACAGATACTTATAAAGATAGACGCAACGTTACAGACTCCGAAACAATAACATCCCCGCATACAGACACTATCTCAAAGAGAGAGAATACCGAAGGCGGAGCGCGTGAAAATTCCTACACTACAAGCACAACCGACGCATTACAACATGGAATGGCGCACAATATTAGTTCACGAAGCAATTCGTATACGGACAAATCCAACGGAACTACAACGCATAAATTTACTCGGTCAGGTAATGTCGGTGTGACTACAAGTCAGCAAATGTTAGAGTCTGAACGTGATATTGCGATGTTCAATTTCATTGGCATTGTCGCACATGACATTATTAAATCAATATGTATCTGTATTTATTAGTTCGACATCGAACACTAAGAAAGGAGTGAGAACATGACGTTAGAGTTAATGAACACTAGCGCGGATAAACGGTATTTAAGCAAGTCAGCAAGCGTTGTAAAAAAAGTCACTTGCAAAATTAAGGAAGGTACAAGCATTATAACTCCGACAGTGATTATCGGAAAAATGTCAGCTAGTAGCATTAGAAAGTGTAACTATGCTTATATTAGCGAGTTCGGCAGATATTACTTTATAAACGACATCACAGAAGCAACCGCTAGTCAGTTAGCAATATCTATGCACGTAGACGTATTGAACACGTATAAGTCACAAATTCGCAGTATTAGTACGCTGATTTTACGACAAGAGAATGTATATTCTCCATACTACGAGGACAAAGAAGCATTAGTGCGCGTAAATCGTTTTCGAGAAAAAAAGAACATAGGAACAGTAGGGGGTAGCGATACGAATTACTATTTAACAGTTAATAATGGGGGTGTATAATATGGCGTATGTAAATAAAGGAACTAGCACAACAACTAATACTACTAAATGGAAAACTACTCAAGTAACTAACATAACAAAGAATGAGTCGTATATTACATTAAAAGATAGTTTAGCGTGTTGTTTTGTATTACGAACAATCCAAAATAATATCAAATTTTATGAATTTCGTAGTTTCGAAAAAAATACTGATGAATATGTCTATAAGTTTGACGGTACATCTATTACACATACCACATACACTAGAATAGAAAAAGACGGTACTACTACTCAAAGTACAGAAACTACACAAGGAACTATAACTGAACCCAGAATAGGCACAGAAAACGATGAACAATTCACCCAAACTTATATATATTCTACTAATTTGCCTGTTTTTGATTCAGAAGATGCGTTTTTGAAATATTTTCAAAGTGGGGACACAAGTGGCGCGATAAAAAATACATCAACTAAATGGGATTTATACATTGACGGTACAAAGAACCCCCTATATAAATTGACATGGGATTGTCCCGATGTTCCTAGTAGCGATACATCGCGAGTTAAAGTATTATTTTGCGCGTCTGATAATATGATAAATGATACATATATAGTAAAAGATACTCAATATTATAAATACAATGATAAATCAGTAAAGTTAAATTATCACGATATTCGCGAAGCAGTATGGGGAGATATGGGGGGAGCAGTAAAAAGCCCAGTTACTATTATAGTGCAATTTGAATATTTTGAAACGACCACAGTAGTACCAAAAGATGTAAGTGCTTATATGTATTGTGAATTATATCCAAACGAAACAAACGGGCATATGTATGGTAACATAGGTTTTTGTAAAGTTGGAGAACATTCAACATGGTTCGTAAAAACTGATAGTGGGGATGGAAGCACGTTTACCGCACATGACGGAACGGAAGGAAGCGACGGATATACTAATGACGATGATAAAGGCTATAATGATAACAAGGATAAAGACGACGACGACGACGACACCGCAATTTTATCTAGCGGTATCGGCGTATTAACATCAACTTTTCATATGACTAAGGAACGACTTGTGCAACTCGGTCAATTTTTGTGGGGCGCGTCAATTTTCGATGAATTTTCATTGATTAACAATAACCCCATTGAGAATATTATATCGTGTAAAGCAATACCATACGCAATCAGTGGAACTACGCAAGAAATCACTTTAGGAAATGTAAAGACAGGTGTTAACGGGGAAAAAATTAGTCAGAATTTTAGCAAACAAACAATCGGTTCGGTTGCTATCGCTGAACATTATCATAATTTTTTAGACTATGCACCATATACAAATGTCATAATCTACCTTCCATATATTGGATTTAAGGAATTAGACGCATCGTTGGTAATGGGTAAAACATTACGAATTGAGTATATTCTTGACGTAATAACTGGCGGTTGTCTTGCACAAATATATGTCGGAAAAATTAGACTATATGAATTCACAGGAAATATAGGAGTGGATATATCAATAACCGCAAGCAATCGTGCACAAGTTGAGAGTGCATATATTAATGCCGGTGTAGGTGTGGTAAGTAGTGCTATGAGTGGAAACGTGACAGGAGCTGTTAATTCAATAATCGGAACGGCAACTTCACAATATCACTATAGTGGAACTGGTAACCCAAGTCCTTCTTGTGTGGCATCTACAAACAGAACTTGCTATGTAGTGATTGACCGTCCGCAGTATCAACCACTAAATGCGTTTAACCACACGCGCGGAAGAATGTGTTGTTTGTCTAAAACAATAGGAAATCTAAAGGGCTATACCGTTTGTGATAGTAATGTAGATATAAGCGGAATCAGCGCGACGGATGAAGAGAAAGAAGAAATTGTAAATATTTTATCAACAGGATTTTTTGCATGATTAAAGAGGGCTTATGCCCTCTTTAATTTACCTTGTTTTGCAAGCAGAATCAAAGTTGTATTCTCGTTATATGTACCGCGATAATCACTAATTCCATTAGATTTAGCAATCGATTTTCGCGCTGAATATGAACCGATATATTTTGATTCTACACCGATTTTGCGGAAAATGACATCAATATTTTTATCTGTTCCAACATACTTTGAATAGTATTGCGAACCACTGTCAGACAAGAATAACTCACGTTCCATTGTTCGACGTCGAACAAGTCCGCGCAGTTCTTTTCCGCCACTATGCGTATATCTTAACATTGCATCGGAAATTTCAGACTTTGTTCTACGACCATTTACTGTTAGTTTATCAATGTTTCCCACATTATAGCAGAACGACACAAGCGCGTCGAATTCATTTTGTGAAAAATGATAAATGTGATTATATTTATCAACTTTTTTCTCAAACGAAGCTAAATCTTTCTTTAGTAATGCAATAGCGTCTTTCTTTGTGATAGTGGCATCACTTGCAACATCTTTTCCATAATGCCCGTAACCGATAGTGTAATACTTTTCTGTTGGAACGCATTTACAAGCCTTTTTGGAAAACCCTTCAAAACTGATAATTAACTCAATTCCTTTTTCACTTATTTTCATTAGTAAGCCCCCTTAATAATTCTTCGATTTTATCCACCAACTTTTGAACAGTTAGAGTCTGTTTGTTTAGCTTGTCAGTGAGTGCGTTTATTTCCTCTTTGTGTTGCTTTTGATTTTCTCGAATATATAACGCCAAGAAAATACAACAAGCAATCGGAAAACCCACATTTGTAATTGTTGTGCATACATCTTGTAACATATAATTACCTTCTTTCTTAATTTTATTGTATTATAACTATAGCACTTTAATGCAATAAAGTCAACTGACCCACATCATCACTTTACCGCATCCCCTCATTACAACTGCACCACGTTACCA